ACCTTCGTTCTTAACAGGAGCTGCACCGAAGCCGGCCAACTTGGTTTCTTCTTCAAAGCTACGCTCAGATTTCTCTGTCTCGTAGATTTCCTTGTGCTCTTCGCCGTAGCGTGCGTACTCCATGCCGAACAAAGCGTTCAGGCCGGGAAGCAATTCTTTGAGCAGTTGTGCGCGTGAAATAGCCATTTTTTAGCTCCTATTACAGACCAACAGCGTTGCTGTAAGCGTGGTATCCGGGGTTGAACTTCACCAGAATGTCAGTATAGGCGTCGCCCACAGTCGAGAAGCCCTGCATGTCCACAAAACCAACGACGCGGAAAGCGGCGGTAGTAGTAACAGCAGAAGAACCGGCCACAACAGCAGTGTTTGAGTTGCCAGTGGTGGTGCTACCTGTGGAGGTAGATTGCACGGCGTTCAAGAACACGTTTGCGCCCAAAGCAGCTTGCGTCACAGAGCCAGCGGACTGGACTTGGAACACAGCGCGGTCGTCGTCAATCACGTAAGCAGTGATAAGCGTGCCAGCAGGTGCCACAGTGTTAGCTGGGTAGTACTGAGCGTAGATTACTTGGCCTTGTGCGTTGACGTACGAGCAACCAACAAACACGCCGATACAACCAGTGTTAGCAGTACCAGTGGGGAAACCGTTGGTAGTAGCGTCAGCACCAGTAGAGGTAGCGATTTGCAAGTAGCCTGAAGTGTTCACAAACACGAGCGAACCATTGAAGATGTTCGTGTTGTAGCCAGCAGGGTTAATTTGAAACTGGCGGGTGCTACCAGAGTAAGGTAGACCTCCCAGCTCATTTACGGCACGAAAGCCGTAGGGAGAAGCAACTGATGCCATTTAAGGACTCCTTGTTTACTTAGAACCTGAACCAAAACCCCCGCCACGAGTGTTCGTTGACTTGCGGTCGCTGAACAAAGGCATCCGAGGATCGTTGTTTCGCATGAAGTGGTTGTCCACTGAATCCATCTGGTTCTGCGCTTGCTTGCTGAAATAATCATCCCGGGCTTGCGCTTTTTCAGCAGACATCTTGCATAGCATGAGGCCGCCAATTTCCACGTTCCCAGTTTTCTCATTGCCAAACAGTTGCAGTTCTGGATGGTCTTCTGCCTTCACCGGCTCCCAGCCTTCGCGCATCTTACGAGACACGTTAGTTGGGTCCGCCTGTCCTAGTACGTGAGTCGCAATCCAGCGATACAAATACCCGGGTTCAGGTGTTGGGTCTGGCAGAGATGTCGGCGGTACATAGACTGCGCGAGCATTAGTTTCGCGTGACACAAGATCACGAGGTGTACGAGGACTGGTCATTGTTGGTTCTCCAATTTTGCTACTTGTGCAGCGTATTGCTGCGGGGTCAATCCAAATTTCTTAGCCAGAGCGATCTGGGTATTCGTCAATTGGACTTTTTTAGCCCCCGACGATCTTGTGGCAGGGGCTACGACGGAAGCAGGTTTTCTTGGAGACTCGGTTTGTGGCCGGTCTTCGCCCCCGAAAACTTCGGGGAATTTACTCTTCACGCGAGCATCAATCTGCTCGAAATACTCATCAGACCTTGGGTCGGCCCCTGAGTTCACTAGTTTTTGATGCAGCCCTAATGCGTAGCTGGTAACTTCTTCGAACCCATTTGCTCCGAACCACTGGTTTTTAGCTTGCCAGCGCAAGGTTTTTTCGTCCGGTTGTACGCGTTGGGATTCGCGATAGCTAGTTTGTACCTCATCTTCGTCAACTTGTAAAGGGGCTGGACGAAAATTTTTCGTTGCCTCCATTTTTATCTTGGCGTCGAGGAGGGCTTCTTGAGCAGCAAGGATGGCATCGGCGTCAAAAGACTCCTGTGCTGCCTTGTACTCTCGGCGGGCTTTGTCCAACTCTGACTCGGCCAGAGTCTTAGCCTGCGCTACAAACTGCTCAGTACCTGTGTTGACGTTACGGCGGAGACTCTTGTTCTCCTCCATCAACTGTTGTGCAAGACGCTCAAGCTCTTGCTTTTCGCGCAGAGTAGCTTCTTTGGCACGGCGCTCATCATGGCGGGCATGTGTGAGTTCCTTGATGCGATCTTGAGCACCCTTGGTGTACTTCTCGATTTCGTCATCGGTGGGGTCTTCGACCTCACGGTCCAAAGGCTTACGGCCACGGTCTTTTTCAGGCGTGTCGTCAATTATTTCGACTTCAATGTCGTTGTCCGTTGTAATCTCGACTTTACTTTCTTCGAGCTCGTCCGGAAACTTGTATTCGTCCGTCATTTCTACTCCTTATGCGCGGGTTATACCGCGAGGGTCTTGCACAACAGCATCCACCTGATCGTCGTTAATCAGACGGAACTCTTTTCCGAAAATTTTGAAACGCGTACCGGAATATGTACGTACGAGCACAAAGTCACCTTCTTTGCACCAAGCACCGTTGGGGAACTTGGCAGTGTCTTTATACGCGTCTGGGCCAACGCGAAGCACGAACAGCACGGTTGTGGCGTGGCTGTCTTGCTGCATGGAAGCATAATCTCTTACGAGATCGAGCGTTGTGCCAGCGATCTTTTCATCGACTTCTGGTACTACGCACAGCAACTTCCAACCTGTTGGGGTCGGCAGTGCACCTGCTTTGGTTTCATTGTCCGCATCTTCGTCTGGCTGGGTGGCCGTTTGAATGTGCGCTGGTAGGGCGATGCCCGGGGGCAGGATTAATCCTGAGTCTTCAGTTGTCATTTGCTTTCTCCACTTTCTCAGCAAGGTCGATGATGTAACGCTCTGCAAGGGCAAGACCCTGAATCATCCCGCAGAGTTTTTGATACTGAGCAAAGTCCTGACAAACGCCGGTGGCGACGTCGTCAGCATAATTGTTCATGTCGGTGCGTATTTGTTCGCGCAATACGCGTGCGAAGTCTTGGATCATTTCTTAGGTGTTCCGGTTGGTTTATTGAGCCCTTGACGGGACTTAGCGATGTCAATACCCATTTGGGTACCGGCACGTTCTTGTTCGGCAACTAAGCGATCGCGGTTTGTCGCGGCTGTAACGGCCAGTTTCTTTTCTTCCAAGTGCATCTTGTCCGCTTTGTCGGCGGCTTCCATTTGCAGGCGTTTTTGCGCCAACTCCAAGTCTCCTTGCACCTTTTGGGCTTTGGTCTGGACTTCTTGCTGCTTGAGTTGCAACTCTTGTTGTTGCATTTGTACAACAGGGTCTTGGGCAGCTTGCTGCGCTTTTTGTTGCGCCGCTTGCGCTTGGTTCTGCTGAAGTACTTGATTAGCCGCTTGCGCCATCATGTTGGACAGTGCAAGCTCGACCTCGATCGGCAGCTTCTTGTCCTCGGGCGGCAACGCCATACCAAGCTGCTGCTCGATCTTCTGACGATAGGCAAAGCCTGTGTGCTCGGCAATGTGGGCCATAAGTGCTGCCTGCATCTGCGGAGCCTTGGGGTTCTGGCCAATCAACTGCTGGATCATGGGGTCCTGAATCATGGCCATGTGCACCTTGATGTGGGCCTCGTGGTCTTGGTACTGGAACGCCTTGACCGGTGCACACTTGAGCACTTCTTGGTTTTCAGACACGGGGTCGGTCGGCTTCATGTCGTCTTCCAACGGGATGAGCTTCTCTGCGTTCTTGATGCCTAACACCTCCAACATGTTGCGGTGCAACTGCGGCAGGTCGTAAATATCAGGAGCCATCTGAGCCATCTGGATCACGGCTTGGTACTGCACCACACGCTGGCTCATCGTCGCAGCATTAGGGTCGCTTACTGGGATGATGTCGCAAGCGCTGTAGTCCGACTGCTTGGCTGTGCGGCTGCCTTCTTCTGGCTGGAACTCGTAGTCTGGGTCTGTGTAGTCGCGGATGATGGCTGCCAACAAACGCAACTCTTGTTTGAACGCGTAGTGCAGACGGGCTTGCACCGCTGTCATCACCTTCAGCTGACGCTCTAGCAAAGCAAGGGTCGTACCCACAGGGGCTTGGGAAGACATGTCGGACACCTTCATGTCCGCAGTAGCGGCGAAGCGACGGCCTTCCTCCACGATCTTGTCTAGCAAACCTGCCAACACGGCGCTTGGCTCTTTATATGGGAGGGGCAAGATGCTGTCGCGCATGTTGCCGGAGCCGACGTCTACGTCGCGCCACTCGCCCGGTGCAATTGGAGTGTCATCACCTTTGATGCGAAGTCCCCGTGACTTGAGACCGCCGGGCAAGTTAGACAACGTTCCAGCGTCCACCAGTTGACGCATGATTGACGTCGCTGACTTGGCAAAGCCTCCGATGAGATGGAACAGACCGAAGCCGTAGGCACCGAAACCCGGTATGTACTGGTAATGTACAAAATGCTGTCGCTTGAGGCGCAAGTCATCGTCTTCCTTCCAGTTGCGGCGGATTGCCAAGATGTCGTTCGTACCTTTCACCATGGTCACCACGTACGGCAACGCAATGCCTGTCTCTTCTCCGTCACCATCGGTGTCCTCGTAACCCTGAAGGTCCAAGTCCGCGTGAATCTCAAGGATTGTGTAGCGGTCATCATCAATGTCGCTGAAGCCCGTCTCTTTGTCCTTGGCTTTTTGAATGTCCGTTTGCTCTTTCGTGGCTTCACCCAACTCACAGTCAAGGTAGAAACCAGCTTGCTGGAGCTTTTTGATTTCGTTCTCGGTCTTACGCATGACGTGTGTCAAGCGGTAGCAAGTGTCCAT